CTATTTTGCCTTCTAGACGAAGGAGGTGATCAACGACTCGATTGAGTTCTGATTGGTGATCTTCCCGCTTCATGTAGTTTTCACGGGTCATGTTAAGGAGAATGTTAAGTCTCTTTACTTCATTATGGATTTGATTGAACCACCACGCCAAAGGAGCGATTATAAGAACCAATACAATATCCCAAATCATGGGTATAGAAACTTCCATATCATCATCTCCTTTCCCACACCGTACATAAAGTCATAAATTAGTTCAATAGAACTATATCCAATGTACAAAACGGATTACAATCGCGATTTAAATCCGTTTAAATTACGTTACGTCACTTTATTGCAAGTTACGCAACGTCACTCTTTAAGGAAAACTCTCATTTCCTATTATAATAGGTAGTCTATTAACTATAATAGGTAGTCTAATATCTATATAGGTAGATATATTGTATAGTATATAATATAATACGCGCGAGGCAGACTAGACTCCCATGGTTTGTCTTGAGGCAGGTGGACTGTCCCCACCTTTGTCCGCCTGCCACCTAAAGGAGGGACTATGCAGAAATTAGCTGCGATGAAAGACAAGATCGCTCAATTGCCGTTAGAGCAACAGGCAGAGCTTTTAGAGCTAATGAGTGAGCTTGAGGATGCGGAGAACAAGGTAAACGCCAAGGATGACTTCATAAGTTTTGTGAACATCATGTGGCCTAGCTTTATATCAGGCAGGCACCACAAGACTATGGCTGAAGCGTTTGAGCGGGTAGCCAAAGGTGAATTGAAGAGACTCATCATCAATATGCCGCCACGGCATACTAAGTCTGAGTTTGCTTCCTTCCTTTTACCTGCTTGGTTCTTGGGTAAGTATCCACACAAGAAGGTTATTCAGACGGCTCACACTGCAGAGTTAGCGGTTGGCTTTGGTCGTAAGGTCAGAAACCTTATTCAATCTGAAGACTTTCAGAAAGTCTTTAAGGGCATCACCCTATCCAGTGACTCAAAGGCTGCTGGACGTTGGAACACGAACAAGCGGGGGGATTACTTTGCTATTGGTGTAGGTGGTGCTGTGACTGGTAAGGGTGCTGATCTTCTAATCATTGATGACCCGCACAGTGAGCAGGATGCCCAGCAGGGGCAGTTCAATAGCGATGTCTATGACCGGGTATATGAATGGTACACATCAGGCCCAAGACAGCGACTGCAGCCCGGTGGTGCCATTATTGTCGTCATGACTAGATGGTCAAACAAAGATTTGACGGGTCAGATTTTAAAATCCACGGGTGACAGGAAGGGGATGGATGACTGGGAGGTCATAGAGTTCCCGGCACTGATGCCTTCTGGAAGGCCGCTCTGGCCTGAGTTCTGGTCTGAAGAAGAGCTTGAAGCCCTAAAGGCAGAACTTCCTGTATCCAAGTGGTCAGCTCAGTATCAGCAAGACCCGACATCCGAAGAGGGTGCGCTCATCAAACGTGAATGGTGGAGGGAGTGGGACAGCCTTACGCCACCACCATGCGAAGCTATTATCCAATCTTGGGATACTGCGTTCTTAAAGACGCAACGATCTGACTATAGCGCCTGTACAACGTGGGGCGTATTCTATCACCCAGACAGTAATGGCAGGTCTCAGCCAAACATTATCTTGCTTGATGCGTATAAAGAGAAACTAGAGTTTCCTGATCTGAAGAGAGCTGCCTATGACAAGTATCAGGAGTTTGAGCCAGATCAGATGATCGTGGAGAAGAAAGCGTCTGGTGCGCCCCTTATATTTGAGCTTAGAGCTATGGGAATACCTGTTACTGAGTTCACCCCATCTAGGGGTCAGGACAAGATTGCTAGGGTAAATGCAGTAACAGACTTGTTTGCAAGTGGTGCAATATGGTATCCACCTACCAGATGGGCAGAAGAAGTGATCGAGGAATGCGCGTCATTCCCCTCTGGGGATCATGACGACTTAGTGGACTCGACCACTCAAGCTCTGCTAAGGTTTAGACAAGGCGGCTGGGTGAGAGCTGAATCAGATGACTGGGATGACGAACCAAAATATCGAAGACCAGTTGAGTACTACTAGGAGCAAGTCATGGCTATAGAGAAGCAAATGGAACCTTCAGATTTTGAGATCGAAGGAACAGAGGCTGAAGAAATCGAAGTCGAAGTTATAAATCCAGAAGCAATATCTATCGACACAGGTGACGGTGGGGTCATCATAGACTTTGAAGGTGGCATCTCAGATGAGATCATGGGGGGTGATCATGACGAGAACCTTGCTGAACTTATCGATGAGGCCACTCTTCAAAGTATGGCGTCAGAACTTGTAGAAGACTTTGAGTCAGACCGCGAATCACGCCGTGATTGGGCAAGAGCCTACGTCAAGGGCTTGGATTTGCTGGGTATGAAGATCGAAGATCGCAGCCAACCATGGCAGGGTGCATCCGGTGTGTTCCACCCAGTACTAACTGAGGCTGTTGTGCGTTTCCAAGCACAGGCTATGGGTGAGCTTTTCCCTGCATCTGGCCCTTGCCGCACTAAGATCATGGGCAAAATGACCCCTGAGAAGGTAGATCAAGCGGATCGCATTCAGACAGAAATGAACTACCTCCTCACAGAAGAGATGACTGAGTACCGTGATGAGACAGAGCAGATGTTGTTTAAGCTCCCACTCGCTGGCTCTGCATTTAAAAAGGTATATTACGATCCGCTAGAGGATCGCCCAGTATCTATGTTTGTACCTGCAGAAGACTTTGTCGCCTCGTATGGTGCATCTGATCTGGCGTCATGCCCACGCTACACCCACTTCATGAAGAAAACATCTAATGAAATCTTAGAGTTACAGGTTGCTGGGATGTATCGTGATGTTGACCTCCCTGCTCCAGAGCCAGACTTCTCTGACATTCAGGAAAAATATGACGAACTCGATGGGGAGAGTGCTGTCATTGAGGATGATGATCGTCACACAATTCTTGAGATGCATGTAACCATGAACATGCCAGAAGAGTTTGATGATCCAGACGGGATCGCTCGCCCCTATGTTATTACCATAGACAAGTCTTCTAGGGAGATACTTGCTATCAGAAGGAACTGGTACGAAGACGATGATAAGAAAAAGAAACGACTACACTTTGTCCATTATAAGTATTTGCCGGGATTGGGTTTTTATGGCACGGGCCTTATTCATCTCATCGGTGGTCTCGCCAAGTCTGCTACTTCAATTCTTCGCCAGCTCGTTGATGCTGGTACATTATCGAATCTGCCTGCTGGCCTTAAAGCTAGGGGTCTCCGCATTAAAGGGGACGACACGCCGCTTATGCCGGGTGAGTTCAGGGACGTTGACGTTCCGGGTGGTGCTATTCGGGATTCGATTACGTTCATCCCTTACAAGGAACCATCGAGCGTTCTTTACTCTCTATTGGGAAACATTGTCGAAGAGGGAAGACGCATTGGTTCAGTTGCGGACATTCAAGTAGGTGACATGAATGCTCAGGCACCAGTGGGGTCTACCCTCGCTTTGATGGAACGCTCCATGAAAGTTATGTCTGGTGTTCAGGCGCGTATGCATGCAGCTATGAAGAAAGAGCTTCGCCTCTTGTCTAGCATCATCCGTGACTACATGCCGTCAGAGTATGCTTACGAGATGGATGGTGACTTTGACCGCCAAAAAGATTTTGACTCTCGTGTAGACGTTATACCTGTGTCTGACCCGAATGCTGCGACAATGTCCCAGCGGATCATGCAGTATCAGGCAGCTCTTCAGTTGTCTCAACAGGCTCCACAGCTATACGACTTAGGCAAGCTGCACCGTCAGATGCTGGAAGTTCTAGGTATTCAGGACGCTGGGGATATCATTAAGCTGCCTGAAGACATCAAACCCTCTGATCCTGTTACAGAAAATATGATGCTTCTGAAACAAGAGCCTGTCAAAGCATTCAAGTATCAAGACCACGAGGCACACATCGCTGTTCATATGGCAGCAATGCAAGACCCAAAAATGCGGGAGATGGTTGGTCAGTCCCCGTTTGCTCAAGCAATTGGTCAAGCCATGGCTGCTCATATTACGGAACACGTTGCGTTCCAGTATCGCCGTGAGATTGAGAAGATGCTGGGTGTTGAGATGCCAAATGAAGATCAGCCTTTGCCAGAAGATGTAGAGGTTCAAATCTCTAGGCTCGCTAAGGATGCTGCTGAGAAGCTACTTCAAAAAGATCAGATGGAAGCGCAGCAGAAGCAGATACAACAACAGCAGCAAGACCCAGTTGTTCAGATGCAGCAGATGGAACTGCAGATGAAACAACAAGAATTGCAGCATAAGATTCAGATGGATACCGCAAAACTGCAGCTTGATGCAGAGCGAATTTCTTCTGAGAATCAGAGAGAGGGCGCACGTTTGGGTGTTAAACTTGCCACTGATCTGGATGAAGCACAGCGTAAAGATCAAGCAGAAGGCGCTAAACTAGGTATCGAAATAGCAAAGGAGCTTGCTAAGGGAGATGGACGATAACGTATTTACGCTGGTGGGTCGTAAACTAGATGAGTACGAGGACGAATTAAAAACGTACCTCGCGTCTGGCGCGGCGGACAGTATGGAACTCTATAACCGGATGGTGGGGCGAATAGAGGCTCTGAGGTTCATCAGGGATGACCTCAAAGATATTGAGACACGGTATATTGAAAGATAACATGTTCTAGTGTACCGTACCCTTGGGAGAACTACGTAGGCAACTGCGCAGGGTATCTGTGAACCTTTAATCACTGCAGGAAGAGATATGTATACAGGTAATAAGAAGACAGAGGAAAAGGTGGCCTCTAAACTACCGAAGCCACAAGGATATAAAATCCTTATTGGTGTACCCGAAACAAGTGAGAAGACCGAAGGTGGGGTCATAATGCCTGACGGAATGCGTTCCGCAGAAGAGACTGCATCTATTATTGGTTTTGTCATGGAGCTAGGCGCTGATG